CGGGTGGTAAAATGTAAAACAAATGATAATTGAATATCATCTGTCTCACATATTGAGTTGTCTTTTATTTGTTTATTTACAATATTTTACAATTCCAACAGCACTTCACAAATTATTGAATCTTCCACCTCTCTTTCTCTTGTTATTTTCATCTCTGATTGATTTCATCTGATTCAATTCTAATGACAACAAAGAGTTTGCTGACAGATGTGAAGTTTTAAGATCATTGCAGAGTAGTACACTACACATCCACACTAAATCTACCAATGAGTTGTAACTGTTTTCATCCATTGTTGGATATTTTAATTGAACAAATAGTTTCAAGGTTTCAAAATCAACATGCTCTCCAGACCAGACAAAATGATTAATGATAGTAGACAAATCCTTTCTTCTTTTGTTTAAAATCACCAACAAAGAATCTAAGAAAGAGCAAAAATAAACATAAGGTCGTGCAATTTTGTGAGAGAGCATTTCCATATAGTCGTGATTTTTAAGTAGTTTCTGACTAATACTGTCTATCATACTCACAGTGTCCTGAATCGCATCAGCGTTTATTGAATCCATAGCATAAAATTCAGAAGCATTTGATTCTTCATCCATTAAATATTCTTTATAGAAGTTCAAAACGTCTGCTGTATTTTCTTCTTCATTCATTGAATACAAATCACGTGCTAGAAGATTAAACTGTTCATCAGTTATATCAATACGATTTTCATTTACACTAGATGTCCCAGTTGTAGCAGTTGATAAAATTTCCAAAGCATTGAAAACTAGATTTCCTTTGTTTTTCTGTGTTAACAACATAGCTCTCAAATAACTATCATTCACACTCTTGATGTTGATTGTTTTCATGCCTAAGTCATTTTGATATTCCACTCTTGATAAGAAGGCTTCTCTTAAAGAAAATCTTACTTCTCTTGCACTGTTGTATTGCTCTTTGATAAGATCATATTCTTCCCAAAATTCTCTTCGTAATTTTCCTTTATAATAGAATGTTGACTTTGATATAATGTCAACCAATTCTTTCTGATCAGATCTAAACTTATCAAAATTGTAGTTTATGAACTCCTCAAACTTTGAGAAGTGGAATAAATATCTCTTCTCATTGTGTGCAGACAATTCAGTGTGTATAATCTTGAAAAATTCAAGCTGTGTCTCTATGTCAAAATCTTCTAAATTCAAAGGTTTAAATATAGCATTAGAGAAGTGCTTATAAAGTTTGTGAAATTTATCTTCTATTTCTCTGTATTCTTCTTTATCCTCATGATAGATGGTTATTGGTCCTGATTCTGTTTGCACTATTTCTTCAATCACACTTTTGGGACCAGAAGTTTTATCTTTCTCTTCATCATATGGTGTTTTTTCATGTTTGTCATTGTGAGTGTCATAATGTCTTTTAGACTTGATCTTAATGTCATCTTTTTGTATCACCTTTCTTTCAACCAAATCCCAGAAAATTCTTTGCATCTTTGTCCACATATTGTTGATATCCAATATGTATGTATACTCACTCTCAAGACCAGTCAATGATCTTTGATTATCAGCAATTAGATCCATTTCGAAAAACTTTGAGGTTAAAAGTTTAGTTTCATCAAACAAAGCAACGGAATAATTGTATAAATCATCAATCTCAGCTGGTCTGTTCATCACAAAAGCTAAATAGACATCTCTATTTTCAAAACTTTCTTGAAATTGATTGTGAGGTTTTATGAAATCAAAGTTGTTTTCAACAATGCTCAAAGGAGTTTTCAGATTATCTCCTTTGCTTATATGAGAATCGATGTGAACACTAGCTACCACTAAATTAGTCTTCAATCTTTGAAATCCTGTTGAACTCCTAGCTCTTTCAGCTCTCAACATTAATCTTAACTGGTTTCCAACTAGATCTAAATACAAGTCACTGTTTTCAAATATCTGATTTTCCACCTGGAGTTCCTTTTGTTCTATAACTGGAACACTATGTAAAATAGGTGCTCTTGTCATTTTAGCAGTTGTTATATCATACCATTCAATACCATGCCCTATTCTAGCTTTTAACATAGGTTCGGCTGTTGTAGTGAGTTTGAGATCTTTAATTAAATCTCTGACAATAAATCTATTAGATTGGAAATCTTTCATATTTTTAACTTTAATCAATCTTAAATTGTGATCAACCAAACTAAACACCACTGGCATTTCATCAATGAATCCAGTAAATTCTCCATTTCCTGTGTATTTTTGTTTGTCAACATCAAAGATTTGTCTTTCAGTGAATCTTCCATACACTCCTCCTTTTAATTCAGGTAAAATTTCAGCAAAGAGCTTTCTTTTCCCACTTGACAGTGTAATCAATGATTTAGTCTCTTCGTCAAGGTTGATACTGGTCCAACTAGCAAATACCATCATGATAATGAGATTCACAAACTTTTTCCCAAAAGTAGGTTTAGTATGTATTCTTCTTAGCAAATTCATTCTCTCAGAATGTGTCTCTAAACTTTCCAGAATAATATTTAATTTCCTCCAAACACTGGCAGGCGATTCAGAAATGATTTTTAAATCTCTTCTGACATTTACTAAGATGTCATGATCTCTTGAAACATTTGATGTTTGAACATTGGATCCTGCTTCCAATTTGCCACTTAAATCATAACCATTTTTGACTATGGATGCAATAGTTGATTTCAAATCATTTTTCCTCCTTCCTCGTGTCAAAACCTTGAATGATCTTTTACTAGGATTCATACTGGTGATAAATTCATAAAGAGAAATATCAGATTTCATAGGTCCTCTTTCTAATGTTGTAGTGTAACTTTCAGACAACCATGGAAACATTGTAGTCCAAACCTCCCATGAATATTCTAAGATAGAATTAGGACTCTTTTTGCCCATCCATGGAAACCATTTCCATTTACAACACTCTACTAGAGTTGCAGGAGCTAACACAGCTACTTTAGGAATTGACATTACAATAAATCTGTTCACTTGATTTGTGTTCCCTTCTATAAGCCTCATTTTCATAGAGTTTGTAACTATTTCAGTGATATCATCATAAAACAATCGTGAAGGGAACATTATGCTTAACTCCTGTTCTGAAAACATCTTGTCAGAAATTTGGAAATCATTTAATATACCTATTAAGCTTTGCTTTTCAATCTTTATTTCTGAGGTGAATTGATTTATTTTTCTAGTGACACAAGGAAATGTTAAAGCATATACTGAAGATGCAAACAACTTATTGGTTGATAGGAAACTGAATGCATCTGCACTAGATGGAGTATGAGCTTTTTTCATGATTCTAATCAAAACTTCTTCATCATCCATTGGTTTCCTGTATAAGATAGAGGGATCTTCTTTTATTCTCTCTCGCCAATCAAGAGTTACAGTTTTCTGGATTGCTTTTAAGAAATCATTGTATCGAGTGGCTTGTCCTAATAACAAGTATGTTTTAATGCTTGCTAAACCATTTTCATTGAATTCCAAATCATCCTTGGCATAATTCATATACTCAGATCGAGAATACAAATTAGAATTTTTGCAAGCCATGTAATGTGTGTAATCAAAACCAAAAATCCCATTGATGACATCAGGTTCTTTTAAGAAATACCCATAGCACACAGTTGGTTTTTGTATGATCAAATTTTTGAATTCATTGAATTGTCTGATTCCAGTAGCTCCTAGTGTTATGTAGTGCAGAGAAAATTGACACTCTTGAACAATTGCTGCTGATAACTGTGAAGATCCATTTTCAACCATTTGCTTCCTTAAATCATACAATGTGTTAATTTTATTGTAAAAGTTTGACAAAGGTTTCAAACATGTTGCTCCGTAAAAGAATTTTATTTTTGGAGATAAAATTGTGTTTGAAAGGATCCAAGTTGAATTGAACTCTTCGATGTAATTGAGTGACGCAATTGTTGATTTTTCTTCTGATTGTTTAATAGTCAATAATTTCATCATTCTCTCTTCTAGCAAAGACAATCTAGTTAATGTGAATGCAAAGAATTTCTTCATGTAATTTCTAAGCATTGTTCTAGCTCTATCTATGTCCTGAACAGTCTCATATTCTTTATAATCCATTTGACTGATCTCTTCTTTTATCTTTTGCATCTTTTTAAGTGTTTCTGATATTTTGTTTTTCGGCATGTTTGGACTACTTGATTTTTGTATCATTTGAGCAATTCTTTTGAGTATAGTGAATATCATTGAATCAGGAATTGATTTATGGTTAAAAATCAAACTTCTAACTGTGGAAAAGTCATCTGATGAAACTTTGTCTGTCCTTTTAAATGCAAATGAGCTAGATGGCACAACTTTTATCAATTCTTGGAAAACTAAGTTTTGGTTAACTTCTTTCATTAAATATTTCAAACAAGCATGTATTGTTGATGATTGTTCATGTAAAATTCCTTGTTCCATGTTGCTCTTATTATGTAGCAATTTTGAATGTTCTTCTAACAAGTCATGTCTGTCAACTCTACCTAGAAATTGATCTTTACATTCTTCCATTCCAGGATCCATTGATTTTGTTTTTTGATCCAAAACAAATTTACTCAATAAGAACGGAGGCAGTTCTAATATTTTATTCTCATGCAGATTCAAAATGGCATTCACGATTGACCACAACTCATCATCCATTAATGGTCTAAAGACAGCAGAAAAAACAGGCATGATAAATCTTTGTGCCCAAGTTGTGCAATCACCTGAGTCTATAGATGTAACTACATCTCTGTCAGGATCTTTAACTGAAGATGAAATTTTATCTAGATGTTCAGTGCTTCTCATTAACTTCATATCTCCTTTTGTCAACATTTCACAATCTAATTCTCGATTAATAACAGTGCATAAAGTTTCAGAAAAACTAATACACAGTCTAGAAAAGACATCTAAAATAAAGATTTCTCTTGTTCCACCTATTTGTTGTTTTCTGAAAAGAATAGCATATGTTCCAGTTAATGATATTAATTTCTTCAGAAGCTCAGGTAAATTTGCAAGAGGACGATTCATATTTTGATATGTCTGCAACACCTCAATCATTCCTTCTAGAACACTGCGTTTCTGACCTTTTTGATCCTTCAATTCTTTGTTAAGAGCCTTTTTAGCTTTTCTTATATCCACTTTTGTCACAACAGCTCTCATAGCAGATCTTTTGTAAGTTGCATAATCATCTGCAGTCTTTTTCTTCATTTCATGGAAGAACTTCTCTCTAATTACATCTTTAAAATTATTTCCCAGGTCTTTTGTTAATCTTCTAGCAGCTGCATGTCCACAGTTTACTGCAAACCTGACTGAAAATTCATGATTTTCATAGTCTTCAGACACATCTTCAGAAAATAACTTCTCCCAATCAGTTTTCCTCAGCTTTAACTCTTCTGCAATGACTTTCCTAAAGATTTGAAACTCTGCTTGATTTTCAGATGAGTCATCTTTGTTGTGAATATGACTTAAATAACTCAAATTTAAAGCTTTTTCAAATGTGTCTATTCCTTTACCAGTTAAGAAATTCTTAAGTCTTTCAAACTTTAAGGTTGAGACATTTTTCTTCGAGAATTGAGAGAAGTCAATCTCAGAGAACATACCTTTTTCTCTGTGATCTTCGTCCTCATCATCTTTGGGTTTGAGCATTTCTTTCAAATCTTTTGAGTCATATTCTCTAACACCTTCAGGATTATAATTATTGTTGTTCACATCTTTGATGACTGGCTTTCTGTCAAATTCTTCTTCTTCTTTTGATTCTTTTATCTCGTAGCCCTTTTCAAAATCTCTCTTATAATCAGAAGATGTTGATGATGATTCTTCTTCTTTTGAAAACAAATCTTTGTTCCCTTCTTTCCCAGAACTTGATCCACTTTCTGGTGAAATTAAACCTAAGATCCCGTCAGTAAAACCAGAC